AGAACACGCTAGACCTAGCATCAACGTTGGGACCGTACTTTAAGACGATCGTTTCCGCATTTCAGAAAACAGAAGTTGGCCGCGAGATATCCGATCCGCGCAACATTTCGACATTACCGGCAAAAGTCAAACTTGAGTATTCACGAATGTGCTACTCAGCCAGTAAATATCTGAAATCCATGAAATGGTACACTTTTGGTAAGACACCTAAGGAAGTAAGTTTCAGAGTAGCTGACATCTGCAGACGGGCAACGACCATGTCCGCCGGAGACTTCAGCCGCATGGATGGTAGAGTCTCTTCGACAGGTAGAGTTATTACCAGTGCCTTCATGTTAGCGTTGTTTCCAAAACACCTGCATGAAGAGTTGATTGATCTAATGCGATTACAGACAAACGCTACGTGTTATACCACATACGGTGTAAAGTACAATTCAGGTACGTCGCGATTATCTGGCTCACCCGAAACATCAATATTCAATACGTTAGAAAACGCTTTCGTAGCATACTACGCATACAGACGCACTCTCAAACCCGACGGTTCATACATCAATAGCAAGGAAGCCTGGACAATGTTGGCCGAATTATGCGAGTTTGGAGGTGACGACAGTCTTATGGGTGACATGCCTGAAAAATCATACGCCGTCGCCGCGAAGCATATCGGACACAAGGTCACTTGTGACGTATTTCAACGCGGCCAACCTGGTATAAATTTTCTTTCACGCATCTTCGGACCCGACGTTTGGACCGGAGACCCCAACAACATGTGTGATTTGGCAAGACAAATGACCAAATTTCATACATCGACTGACTCCACAGCCGATCCCGCCACTAAATTTACGGAGAAAGCAACATCTGCAGTTTACACCGACTCAAACACACCGATGATCGGTCGGTACGCCAAACTTTGGTTGAACTTGAACGACATAACGGTTCCGAGTAAGCTGACTGATCCAGGTAAAGACACATCCTGGTGGTCTGCAAACTTTGAACGAGTTGAACAATTTGTGAACGAACCAGCAGAATGGATGGACGACGTTGCCATGAAGCACTTCCCCAACTTTGATTGGGATAGGTTTTATAAATGGCAACCAGTTACACGACATGATATGCTATTTGCAACGTCCTTCGATGAACCAGAAGAACTTGCACCTCCAAAATTTGACGCTGTCATCATCCGCGGAGATGAGGCTGAAGCCGTCTATGCACCCACACCAGCAAATGCAAGTGTCAAAATATCGCAACCTTTGGCACTACAGATGACACCACCCTGGAAATCCATATCCTACTCGTACACTGACACAGATACTGAGACGGATGTGGAAGTTGAAACAACTGAGGAAGAAAAATACCCTCTATACAACATTAAACCAATCACCGAATGTATGTGGTGCCACCAAATCCTCAAAGGAACTCATGAAGACAAAATGCACCATGAACTGCACTGCGTCAATCAAGAGTCACAACTTCGTCAGCGACCCAATCTAACAAGACAAGACAAGCCCATGCTTCGGATACCACTTCCGCAAGGAGCACGGCAGAAAAACACTACAACTGACAAACAGTCAGCTTGCATGCAGGTGACGCGTAAAGGTCACAAAACAAGTTCCAAAACGCATGGCCGCGGCAAAAACCTTAGCGGCCGCCGGCACTCAGGGAAGACAGAAGCTAACAAACCTAAACTTAAAGGTTCGTCCAAGCTTTCGCCTTCCTCGTCGTCGGTATAGAAAAGATCGATTCGGACGGTGCTTTTGTAGTGGGCACCGAACGTTTAACAACAGAGAAACGCTTAAATCCACAAACCCATTATGGTTCTTAACCATG